GCATTACACCAAGAACAGCTGAATCACGCGCGTGGTTTCAAAAACAAGCTGGCTATCTTGGTAGAATAAATAATAATGCATTATTAAAAGAACCTGCACTAAAAACGGAATCTGGACATATTCCAGGCGGAATGTTTATGTATTTCTATGATCCAAAAACAAAAGATACATTACCATATTATGATAAGTTTCCATTAACTATTATTGTTGGTCCTGCTGCCGGCGGATTCACTGGTTTAAATCTACATTATCTTCCAATGCAATTAAGAGCTAAATTACTTGACGCACTGATGGATATTACAAGTGACAAGAAATATGATGATAATACAAAATTCAATCTATCGTATAATATGTTAAAAAGAGCATCATCGATGAGATATTTTAAACCATGTTTTAAAAGATATTTAACAGCAAATGTTAAAAGTAGATTTGCAAGAGTACCTGCTTCTGAGTGGGAGATAGCTACATTTTTGCCAACTGCTAGTTTTGAAAAAGCAAGTAAAACCGCAGTTTGGGCAGATTCAAGAGGAATGATTTAATGGCAGAAGTACAAACAATTGATGACCTAAAAGCTCTTATCTCAAATAAAGGTGGGATCGCAAGAGGGAATGTATTTGCCGTAGCTCTTCCCCCACTAGCAGGACTGAGAAGTCGTGAACTCAATCTATTATGTTCAAGTGCAAGTTTGCCAGGTAGACAAATCATGACTCAAGAGCGAGAGATTGGTTTGATTAGACAAAAAGTTGCAAACAACCATGCATATGATGATGTAAATTTAACGTTTCGTTGTTTAAATGATTATGGCATAAGAGAATATTTTGAGACATGGCAGAATTTATGTATCGATCAACAGAGTCTTGAAGTCGGATATCTAAACGAATATGCATTCAATATAAAAATACATCAGCTCAAAAGGGGATTCGGTGCACCAACTTATCAGACGCCATTCGGTATTCCAAAGCTTCCGCCTATGGCATCTAATTTAGTAGATAAGTTTGTATCACCAGGCTTAGGCGGAGTTATAAGTGCATTAAGAGGAGAACTTGATCTTGGATTTATTGGTCAAGATGATACTGTATATTCATGCGAATTAATACAAGCATTTCCTACAACGATGAGTCAGATACAATTAGGAGATGGAGCAATGGACGGAGTAGTTGAACTCTCTGTACAACTATCATACAAAAACTGGAGATCTTCTGCTCTTAGAGGAAAACCATTCGGATTTAATGTAAGCAGTTTGATAGGATCATCAGCTGCTGCAGGCGCAATATCAAGCACTATAAGCAAATTTTTATAACATGAAAGTGAAAAAATGGCACTACCACAATTAAATAATACTCCATATTATGATATAACAATACCATCAACTGGAGAAAACACACGATTCAGGCCTTACTTAGTTAAAGAAGAAAAGGTTTTATTAGTAGCATACGAGACACAAGATGTTAAGCAAATTACAAATGCAATGCTATATATTATTGGCAGTTGTGTAGAAACTATTAACACGCAGAAAATAACAACATTTGATATGGAATATATTTTCTTACAAATACGATCAAAGGCTGTAGGTGAAAATGTAAACTTAAAAATAATGTGTACTCACGGCGAATGTATGGAACAAACCGATGTAAAGGTTAATATATCAGATATTGAAATTGTTATGCCTGAAAATAAAAATAATATAATAGAACTAGATGAAGACATGTCTATTGAATTAAAATATCCATATTATAAAACAATAGCAAGTAATAAAATTATTATGGAAAGTGAATCAGAAATAGAAATATTATACGAAACAATTCAAGCATGCTTAGGTGTATTACAATTAAAAGATGAAAGAATAATATTTGCTGATGAATCATATGAAGAAATTACAAATTTTGTAGGCAATTTAAGTACTGAACAATTTAGAAAACTACAAGATTTTGTTAACACTATTCCAGTGATATCAAAAGATGTAACTTTTATTTGTGCGAAATGTAACAATGATGTGACTCAAACACTACAAGGAACTTCTGATTTTTTTTAGCAGCCCTTTCTCACGAAACATTAATGAATCATTTTGAAACTAATTTTTCGTTAATGGAACATCATAATTATTCGTTATCTGATCTTGAAAATATGATGCCATGGGAAAGGGAAGTATATGTTGCCTTACTGACAAATTATATGAAAGAAAAAGAACAGCAAATGAAAGAAACACGCAATGGGTAAAACTCTCGCAGATATTAATGCTTCGATAGATGGTGGAAAAAAATTAAAGGGTACTAATCCTTTACTAGACGATATATATAACAGACTAAAACCTCAAGAAGAATATTATGCTGATCTAAATAAAAGAAGAGGTGATCGTCTAGAAGCAGAAAGAGAACTTAAAAAAGCTTTAAAGGCTATAGGTGCAGGAGGTGCAATAGGAGCAGCCGGCGGTAGCGGCGGTGGTACTGACGGTGCAGGTGGAAAATCTAACATACTTAAAATATTAAAAGGATTAGGCGTTGGTTTAGGTGCTCTTGGTACAGCTGTTGCTGCTTTAAAATTACGTAATGTGATGAAAACCAAAACGCCAACAGTCATTGATAATAAAGGAAGGGCAGTTGATGATGTTAAGACGCGAAATGCAAAAGCAAACACTCGAGACTATCTTAGACGAATACAAGGTAATGATGGCCGTACACCTAGAGGAATGTTTGATGTTGACCCCGACAGCAAAAATAGCTTTAAGCCTAACAAAATAAGAAGTGCACTCTTTAAACAGCAAATCGCCATTCAGAGAACTAATGCTAGACTAGCGGCAGAAAGTATGAGAATTCAGAAACTCACCGCATCAAGAGCTCTGGCAGCGAGAGTAGCCAGTCTTCAAAATCAAAAAATTGCAACAATGATTGCACTCGATGACGTAAAAATGGAAGGAATTCGTAGAGCTAAATTACTTGCGGAACACAAATTATTAAAGTCACAAATAAAAGCAGCACAACTAGAAGCCTCAAGACTTAAATCAAGTTTGGCTTCAAATAAAATGTTCAGCGAACCTCAGGCTAATCGTGGTTTTGTTATAGATTCTAAAGGTAATATAGCTCCTGGTTTAAATGAAATACGTTTGAATATTAATGATCCGAAATTAAAGCATTTATCAGATGCTGATTTAAAAAGATCTGGTTTTGTTAGAACTACAAGCGGAGTAAGAATTCTTAAAGCTGATGGATCGGCTGGACAAGTAGTAAAACACGATAAAGTTTTAAAAGCTGTACAACGTACAGCTTTTTTGGCAAACAGGCCGGGTTTTGATGGAGGAAGATTATCTCGCAGTGGCGATCCTTTCAAAGGATTAAACACTGGTGAAAGTATAAAGAAAACAAAACTCATACCAAAAATAAATATTGACGCTGGTGATCCTAGAGGAGGTTTGAAAGGTCTGCGTGCCGCGGCAGGTTCGCACATGTCATCATCGCTTAAGTCACTTGCTAAAGGGGTTTCTAACAATGTTTTAAAACCGATTATACAACTTTTAGATTCGCCATATACTGGTTTAATGCAATTAGGAAATACATTAGAACAATCCAATAACTTTTCACGCCTCGGTAAGGGTATTAGTGGTGTTGTCAGAGTGCTAGGTAGTGTACCCTTTATGGCATTAACAGGTTATTTAACAATGGGAACCATGGCTGCAGCCAGTGATCTGGGAAGCATACCACTTTCAAAAGAGTTTACCAATATGCTTAAGGCCATGAGTAGCGGAAGAGGAGTTAAAGAAGTAAAAGCTCTTGCGACGATATTTGCAAAAAAGGTCAAACCTGCTCTACAGGTTAGTAATGCAGCAGCTCTTAATCCTGCAGAGAGAAGTGTAGGAATGGTACTGGTAAGTATGATGCCATTGCAGGATGCAGAATTTATTACTGTATATAAACAAATATACAAAATGATGCACCCAGGAGACCCAATTCTTAATGTTAGAGGCTCAGATGCAGACAAAATTGGATCAACAGGATTAAGCATGCATATGACGACAAGAACAGCCGCAAAAGATTTTGGTCTAGGCGGAGGAGATGTTAGAAATAACTTTACTAATAATCCTTTAACAAATATGAAATTGCTGAATAGTATGCGAACAGACGGTGTATCTGGATCCATTAGTCCAAGTGGTGCACCTGTACCGCTTCTGACTTTTCAAGACGGCAGTGCAAGTTCAGGTACCGCAGCACCACCTGTCAGCATAATTGATTCATCAACCAAGGTTCAAACGGAAATAAAAAATATGCATGGAAATGACGGTTTACGTTCAATAGATGACAATCCTAGATTCGGCTATGAATCAGGTCAAGATTTCCAACAATCCAATGCAAGATATATTAGATAGTAAACGCCGACAGTATAACCATCGGCGTTTTTATTATTAGCCGTTTGCTATTTTTGCAAAGTAGCTTAAGGTATCATCATCCTCATTAGCCGCTGGCATTTCAGCAGCTGTAACTGGCGCTTGCATTTCCTTCATAGGAGCAGCAGTAGTCTCTTCACCAAGTTGTGATTGCTGTGCCATCGTAGGTGACGATGTTCGTGCAAGAATCATATCAAGTTTCTTTTTCAACTCATCATATGATTTATAGTTAGCAGGATCTGCCCACTCACCAATTGGATGCATCATATTATAGATGGTTTCCAACTTAGCTTCATCTTCATATAGTACAGAAGCACTTGCAAACTCTGACTTGTCATAGTTACGATAGCCTTCGACTTGACGTATTTTCAGTTTGAAGTTTCCACCTTCCCAGAAATCAAATGGATTCATCGGAGTTTCATCTTGGAATGAAGGTTGCATTACATCCATGATTTTGTCAAAGATTTTCTTACCATATTGATATAAGAATACTTTACCGTTATTTGCTGGATTGCCAGGATCTGATACAATGTAGATATTAGATACATAATGCAGTCTACGTTTTTGTCGACGTGCTGTCTCTTTATCTTCATCATGACCAGAGTTCCACAATGTGGAGTTGAGTTCACCTACCGGATCAGGATTACCGATTGAAGTCAGTGATTTCTCGATGTACCATTGACCAGTCGGACCTTTAAATCCGTGATCCCAATAACGTACCCATGGTAAGTCTTCACCTTCTGGTGCAGGTAAGAACCTAAATTCGGCATAACCATTACCAGCCTTATCGACTGTCGGTTTCCAAACACGATCATCACCGTAGTTTTTCTTTTCACCTCCACCGACTTTCTCGGCTTCGTTGACTAGTTTAGATATTAAATCTTTATTGCGTTTTAAATTTTGAAAGCTCATTTATGTTCCTTATATGTGCTGAAGTATAAAATTATTATAACATAGTATTACTGAAATGTAAACAATTATATTAGTCGAATGACAATGTATTTTGTCGTGGAATAAGATTGAGCGTCATTGCCTCTGCTTCAATCTTACCTTGTATGACCGGTGATATGAATTTCTTCACATCAATCGGATCAATATCTAGTTTTTCACAAAGATCTACTACAGCATCCATATAGGATTGTTTTGTATCTAGTACTTTGTTTTCAACCATTTTAGTAAAGCTTGGTTTATTTAAGAATGTGTTATCATCTATCATTTATCAAATACTCTCATTATTAATGTATCCTTATTTATACGTCCATCTGATCGTGAACTTTGTT